CCGAGGCCCTGCTTCACTTTTCCGAAGTCCAGAGTCAGCAGTCCCGTCACGACGTTCGCCGTGTCTGCAATCGTGGCCATCACCAGCGCGACGCCGTTCAGAGCCGCGTGCAGCACATCGAGGGCGCTGTTCAGCCCCGGGATCCCCGCCACGAGATCCGCTCCGCTCTTCAGGATACTCAGCAGACTCTTGATCACGACGGCCAGGTTCTCTATGATCCCGGACCGTTCCAGTGCGTCTCCCGCCTTCTTCACCACGTCGGCGAACAGGTCCATCGCCTCTTTGCTGGCCGGTGCAAAGTCCGCGGACATCTGCTTCCGGAGAGCTTCCATTGTCAGCTGTACGCGCTGATAAGAATCATCAACCTCGCCGAGCTTCGCGATCTGACTCTCGTCGAGGACGTAGCCGGCAGCCTCCGCTTCTTTGGCCAGTTCCTGGAGAGCGCCGCTCCCCTGGATGATCAGCGGGTTCAGTTCCTGGGCAGACTTTCCGAGGACGCCCATCGCTGCGGCGTCCCGCTCCGTCTGGTTCTCCATGCCTCCGAGCGCGTCGATGATGTCATAGAAGACTTCCTCCGCGTCCCGGAGCTGCCCGGTCGATGTGTCTGTGATTGAGACGCCCAGTTCTGCGAACTTCTGGGCCATCGCCTCGGATCCGGCGTCCGCTGCGGACATGTTCTGCGTCAGTTTGGTCAGAGATCCGGAGATCGTGTCGACGGAGACGTCGATCAGGTTCTCCGAGTACTTCAGCTGCTGGAGCGTTTTCGTCGAGAGTCCGGTCGTCATGCTCTTCGTGATCAGCTCGTCCACGTCGGCCGCAGACTGCACGGTCATCTCGTGCAGGGCTTTCACGCCCTCATAGAGAGCCGTGATCGCCGCAGCGGCCGCGGTCATGGCCGCGACGGTGCCCGCGGACAGGCCCTGCATCCCGGACAGTGCCTTCTTTGCTCCGTCCGGGATCTTGACGCCCAGCTTCCCGGCGACTTCTTCCATTATGCCGCCGACCTGGTCCCAGACGCTTCCCTGGCTCTGAATCGCTTCGTTGTTTTCTTTGATTGCGTGCTCGAGTTCATACTGGGCCGCCTCGGCGTCGTTCAGCTTGGCCTGATACTGCATGGCCTGGGCCGATCCCTCGCCGTAGGTCTTCGCCGCGTGTTCGAGGGCCTGCCGCAGGGTTTCGACCTTTTCCTTCTGTCCGGACAGCTGCCGGTCCAGAATGTCGCCTTTTTTCGTGAGGAACTCCACAGAATCGGAGTTCCCCTTGTACTCCGCCTGGAGTTTCTTCATCTCCGAGGCGAGGACGCGGTTCCCGTTGTTCAGGTCCGTCAGGGCCTGTTTATATTCTTTTTCTCCGGAGAGCTCGACCTTCGCTCCGACAGTTCTTGTCGCCACAAATTAGCCTCCTCTCATGTAATCTCTGAGGCTCTGCTGCGGTTTTTCTTCCCGCCTGGCCGGATGTACCTCCGGCCCGCTGACGTTGAAATACGAGTCGTACAGCGCCGTCAGCTTCGCCGGATTCATGGTCCGCCAGAAAAGCGGCTCCGGCATTTTCAGAGTAAACAGCCATATGGAAAGATACCGGGCGAAGTCGATGGAACGACTCGCCCGGCTGTTCAGTTTCCCGCGTTGCCCTCGGTTTCTTCGGTTTTCGCCTCGTCCTCCGCGTCTGCCTCTTCTTTCTTCCTCGGAAGGACCGCCTCTGTCACGAGGGCCATGATCTCGACTCCCGGGATCTCTTCCCTGCGGAGTTTCCGGCCGAGCTGCTTCGCCGTGAATCGTTCCGGCCAGTTCATTTCGTCAGCGTAGTCGTTCAGCATGGCCGCGAGGAACTCGAGGATCCCCTTCATTGACGACTTGCTGTTCAGCGACTCCATGAAGTCCCCGTCGTATGCCTCCTGGACATCGGCGAGCACGTTCATGTTGCAGCGGAGCCGGTACTGCTTCCCGTCGAGCTCGTACGGGATCTCTCTCATCCGGACGTCGCTCATGTGAGCACCGCGTCGACCCAGGCCTTGGCCTCGGCTTCAGTATCGACAGTCGCGTCCTCGACGATGTCGTGCGTCTCCGTGTCGTCCGCCATCAGCTCGCCGGTCGTGGTCGGCGTGGCGAACTGGATGCTCTCGCCCTTCGTCTGGAAGGCCATTGACGGGCGGCCGAACTTCGCCTTCCGGAAGTGGAAGCAGTAATACTTCTTCACGGTGTCGACCATGTCCGGTGCGTAGCCTGCGACGCCGACATACTTCCCGCTGTCATCCGATCCCACGACGAGGCCCGCGACTGATTTCTGGTCTACGGTGCGCGTCTTATCCCTGGCGCCGAAGAGGATCTTCTGAGCAGCGTCCGGGATGTACTTCTCAGCGATGGACAGAGTCCCGCCGGTGATCTCCCGGACGTACTCGGCCAGACGGCCCTCGGCGTAGAGGCGGGCCTCCGCGAAGCGGAGCTCCATGTTGACGCCCATCGCGTCGCCGATCGTCTGCTTGTTTGAATATGTGACGGCGTTGTTCTGTCCGAGATTATACTCGGCGATCTTGATGCCCTTCAGGTCAAATTGCGGCATTGTGTTTTCCTCCTATTTCTGAAATTCTGATTCAATCCAGTTCCCGACGGTGTCGATCCCTGGCTGTGTGATCTGCCTCTCGTTCTTCGACATGGCCGTCCCGATGAACGGCCGGGCCTTCATCTTCCGGGATCCGTACTCATTGACGAAGGCAATCTCCGCGTTTCTGGTTTCTTTCTGTCCTCTCCGGCGCTTCCCGGCGAAGGTGATCACAGAATACCCGCCCTCGGGCGTGATCTCCGGTTTCTTCCGTTTGAGCTTGTCCAGGATATGCACATCGCTCTCCGGATCGCGGACGCCCATCGACTCGCCCTGCTCCCGGATCTTCTCCTCGGCGACCTTGGCCATGCCTTCGAGCGCCTCTTCGGTGATGCTGTCCGGGATGTCCGAGATCCTGTTGAAGGCCTCGCAGAGATCGTCGAAGCCGTTCAGCTCAATCCTCGCCATATGCAGGCCCCGCGTTCAGGTACTCGCACTCGAAGACGTAGTGCTGGCCCTCTGCTTCGTTCGCGTCCTGGATGCTCGGGCAGGTGAAGTCCGCAGCCATGAGCGCCTGACAGATCCGGACCTTCATCGGGTCCGGGTTCTTCCCGTTCGGGAGGTAGTAATGGACCTGGACGAGGTACCGGGCGGCGTGCGGGATGCCTTCCGCGAAGACCTCCGGGATCATGGAATGATTCCAGACGATGTATTCCGGGCTTTTCCCGGTGTACTCGACCGGAGCTGCCCTTCCCGGCAGCAGCGGCTCGAGGGCTTCCTTCAGTGCGATGTTTGTGTTCATCTCCAGACCTCCGTCAGATAGAGCATCACGGTCCCGCGGCCGGTCGGATACGTCCGGCCGATCTCATAGCGCACCGGGCCGCGTTCCAGCAGCCGCTCCCCTTGATAGTCGTCCTCCCAGACTTCCACCGTGGCCGAGATCCTGACGCCGGCCTTCATGGCCTCGTAGTATTCCGCCCTGGACGCGCCCTCTGTGAAGGTGCAGAAGATCTCCCTCCGGCGGGGCGGATCCTTTTTCTCGAAGCCCGCCTCGTCCTCTCTGCTCTCCTGCCTGATCAGTGTGATCACGTCCGTCCACGGCGTCCGGTTCGTCTTTTCCGGGCTGTATGTCTTGCTCATGTCTCCGGCCCTCTGTATTCAGCGGCCCGGGACATGGCGTCCGCGAGTTTGTTGAAGCTGCCCTCGTATCTGTCGCCGTCGCCCTGGAAATTGAACCAGAAGCGGCAGAAGAGCTTGATCGCCGTCGCGGTCGTGCGGTCCTTCTCGTCGATTACATCGACGCCGATCTGAGAGAGGCGCTGCTTCGCCGTCTCGATCGCGTCCTGGATGTCCCGATCCTTTTTCCCGTGCGAGATGCTCAGATCTTCCTTGATGGTGTCAAGCAGTATTGTCGCCATCGTCTATCCCTCCAAAAGGACGGGAGAGCCCTTTGTCAGGCTCTCCCGTTGTTTTTGCTTTGCCTCTCTGATCAGGCGGCGAAGGTGCCCTTCACGGCGCCCTTCGGGTTCTTCAGGCCAGCGTCGAAGAGGCTGTATGCAGTCTTGCATTCGGCCGCAGACTTCGGCAGCGTGGAGGAGAAGATCGTCAGGTCGTCGTAATCGTTCGCGAGGAGCTGGCCCTTCACGACGATATAGAAAACGCCGTCCGCGAGGTTGACGTCTTCCTTGACCTTCGCGCCGTAGATCACACCGGCGACGGTCGGATCATCCATCGCGGACGCCATGAACAGCGGATGCTTGTTGGTGTCCTGGATGCCGGCGATGGTGTTGTAGATCGTGGAGGCGTTGGCGTAGATGATCTTCTGGCCCTTGCCTTTCAGCTTGGCCAGCTCGGCGCGGATGCCCGCGTCGGTCTTCGGGACGGCTGCGTTCACGTTCGCAGCGGCGATCGCAGCAGCAGCGACGGCGGATCCGCCTGCCGGCGCGGTGCCGTCCAGACGGGCGAGGATCACGGCTTCCTTCGCAGTGGCGATTCTCTCGCCGAGTTCTTTGACGAGCCAGGCCTCGAAGGCGTCGATGCTCTTGAACTTCATCTTCCGGGAGATGACGACATACTTCGCGATCTCGATGCCGTCCAGCGGGACGAGATCGAAGGCGTTCTGCTCGTCGTTTGCGACGTCGGCGCCTTCCGCCTTGCCGGTTGCATCGCCTGCGGTGATTCCGGTCCGGCGCGGAATGCCGAAGCCCTGGGTCATGCCACTCTTCTCGGCGTCATCGTACATCGGGGCCTCAGACTCGACCAGGTCGATGATCTGGTTCAGGATCGGAGTCGGGACGACGCTTCCGCTGTTCGCGGTCGTGTGGGTGAAGGCTGCACGCTCTTCCTCGGTCATCTCGCCGAGCAGATGCACGCCGTCGCGGACGCAGAGGTTTTTCAGCCATGCGGACCGATACTCCGGAGAGTTCGCGTCATAGCTGCGTGTCTCGCGCTCTGCGGTCTGCGGGCGGCCGATGACGCGGCCGGCGCCTGCGGCGATGCTGTTCCGGATCTCAGTCCGGGCGGCGTTGGCTGCGCGGGCGCTGCGCTCTTCGGCGATCGCCTGGGCCTCTGCGCGGAGCTCTTCCAGGTTGGCGCCTTCCTGCTTCATCTCCTGGAGGATCTGGTTTGCTCTTTCTTCGAGCTGTTCTGCGGTGTAGTTGGTGAAGTCGTACATGATTTTGTCTCCTTTTCTCAAAATTTGATTATTTCCGGCTCTTCGCACCGGCGAGCAGCTGACGGATCTCCCCTTGCAGCTTCTCCGCCTTCTGACGTTTCTCGGCCTGGAGCCGCTCCTGCTCCCGCAGGCCTTCGATCGCTCCGTCGGCGGCGCTGCGTGCCGAGATGTCGGTTGCCTCGTTGGCCGGGATCGAGACTGCCGACACGTCGTACAGTTTGGTGATCGATTCGATCGTGCGGAGGACCGTCGTCACATTGTGCTCGTGATCCTCTTCGATCACTTCGCGCTTGTTCTTTCCGACCGTGAACCGGAAGGACATGCGGTCCGTGTACCCGCCCTTGATCTCCTCGTATAGCTGGCGGCCGAGTTCCGTGCCGCCCAGGTGTGCGCGAATTTTCAGGCCGTGGTCATCCGTGGACAGCTCGAGGGTCTTGTTCCTCGTCCTGGCCATCACGCGGCCGCTGTGGTCATACTGGAAGATCACGTCCGACATGTCGCAGCTGTCGAAGGCGTGCCGGTCGACCTGTTCCCGGACGATGTAGTCGCCGTAGTTGTACAGCTCGTACGGCTGGTTGAAGGTCGTCGCGTAGCCCTCGACGATCAGATCGTTCTCGCCCTCCGTCCGGAGCTCGATGTTCGAGATCGCGATGTTTCTGTATTCCTGGCCGGCCTCCAGCCGCTCCAGGAGCTTCTTCTTGTCAATCATTCTTCTTTCTCCTTCCCGGCCTTCGCGGCCTTAATCGCTTCGCGTTCCTGCTCTGACAGATACTCCCCGCGGATGTAGTACTTCTGGCCGAGGCCGTCCGGCAGCGGCGCCATCTGGAGGATCTCGCGGCCCTCGTCCGGAGAGAGCATCATCCGGTCGAAGAGCTCCTTGATCGTGTTGACCTTGTCCTCGATCTTCGCGAACTGGAGCCGGTTCGCGCTGAATGTGATGTCGTTGCCGAGTGCCTGCTCCCGCTCAGAGAAGAACATCGACGTCAGAGCCAGGTGCATCTGAAGGGCGAAGACTTCGACCTTGCCCTCATAGAAGGCCGACCAGACCGCCTCGTCCCACTCGTTCCGGAGGATCTTGTCGTTCGTGCCGAAATAGTCGTGGCC